CCCCGATCTCTCATTTAATTGCCGGCATCCAAAACTTGGTGGAATTAGCAATCTAACCAACTGACCGATAACATAATTATGATCTACAGTAGTTGTTACTGTAGTTGTTGCACCAAGAGTTACAGCAGATATCACAAAACGACTTGGCAGATAGAATTGTGATTCAATCGGCAAATTCGCATATAAAGGGACGGGAAATGATATTACTGTTCCCACTGATGGCATAATGACTCCATTAAAATAAGGAGGGGTTGCCCCCTCCTATATCAAACCAATCATGGGTTTGAATAATCATGCAAGAATGCTTCCCAGATAATTAAATTACCTGCAGCTCCGACTAACACTGAAGTAGTAAGAACTGTACCAGCACCAATACCTACAATAAATCCTTGGCTTGTATTATTAGCAAAAGCGCCTCTAATAGCAGGTCCATTAATTGTTCCAACTTGTGTATTACCAATTGGTTCAGTTATTGGAGGAGGATATAAAACAGAATTTGCGCTAATAATTTCTCCACCTGTATTCACATCTCCAACAGCAACAATCTGTGGGTACGAGAGTCCAGGGACACTCGCTACAGTTGGGTTGCTATTAAATGCTGTGTAAGCTGTAGAATCAATATTCACAACAACAGTGTTATAATCCGTTACAGCAATCACATAACCATAGACTGGAGAGCCTGGGGTTAATGTGTTAGGTAATGAATTAAGTTGCACTGTTCCCCAATTTTGAGTTGGAGATGAAGGAATACGAAATGCTACTTCTTGCCCAACACGGAAGTTGTGAGCACTTGTTGTATCAATCGTGGTGGTTGATCCAGTAGTAATTGCACTAATAAATGTTTGTCCAGGGAAATACAGATAAGGATATAATACTTTCTTAACTGTAGCTCCGGATGGAGAACCAGATAGTGCAGTGTAATTACTTTGGTTTGTATTCCATGGAATTGTAAAGGTTGTAGCACCTGTTACAGTCACAGTAAAAGGAAGACCAGCTATTTGTGGCATCCCTGTTGTTGATGACTGAAACAATCCTTGAAATACGACGACATCACCACTTGTTAGACCATGTGCTGCGGTTGTTGTTACAACTGCTGGACTGGCTTTTGTGATACCGCTAATAGATAAGGTAAGTCCAAATTGTAGCAGTTGACCTGCTGCAAATGTACTAATACCATTGGCTATAACTGTATCATAAATCAATGCAGGTGTTGCATTATAACCTTGTTGTACTGCAAAACCTTGACCCATGTACGCATCCCATTCAGCAGCTACGACGTTTTGTGATGTAGCGGCAGTATTGGCTAACGTATAGTTAATCAGTCTTACTCTATCTGGTTGGAATGGCAAATTAACGATTTGCGCACCACCTGTAGATGTAAATTTACCGCGTGCTAATCTAGAATATTCAGCCATAATTATACTCCCAAGTTGCTTAAGCGTGTGCTTAATAGGTTTCTAATCGCTGTATCTTGCGTAATCGCTTGTGCTTGGGCAAACTTAACTGCCAAAGTAGCGTTCTGTGCAAGCATTCCAGAATAGTAGGGATCTCTATAAATCAGGTTCATGGAGAATCCATCCTGATTGATATGAGTTAGAGCTTGCTTACCCAATACAGTATTGTAATAAACATCATTGGTAGTACCAACGTTGTTAATAGCAGCATTACGTGCAACAGGTGCTTCCGAGCTAGTTAAGATACGGATGTTGTAAACAGATCCATATTCACTAGGTAGAGCTGATGCATTTGTTGGGTAGTTCCATTGTGATAGGAATCCAGATCCAACTAAAGCATCAAAGTCTGATTGCAACTCTGTAGAGCTCAACATAAAATAGGCTGAACGTACAGGACCTGTACCGAATCTGTCCATACCTTCAATGCCTGACATAAATTTGTAAGCATTGTTAGTATCTAATGTAGTAGCAACCAAACTAAAATCGGATATACCTAAGTTAGTAGGATTGAAACCATTAGATCCACCACCAGCATTGATAGTAGATGCAGCAGAAACGATATAGTCACGTAAGATCAAATCTTCAGCTTGTCTCATCGCAACAGCTAGACGCTCAGATACCCAAGCGAGTACGCCTTCTTGGTCTTGCAAAATAACTTGTTCGTTAATGATACAGCCAGTACCAAAGAATGCCATTTGAGCATCAATGATGTCTCTTTGTGGCACTTGGGCTGGAGGATCAATACCGGAGTTGCCCAACTGAACGGTTGGGGGTGTTAAGGCACGTGGCCTCATAAAACGACATGTAGTACCACCATTTGGCGGCATCGACACTTTGTCGCATACAGTAATGTAATTCATCGTTGGAGTTGGGACATAGAGCATAGCAGGAGCTAAACTCTGGAGGATCATAGGTCCCAAATTTCCAGTAGTCGTAATCGACATAGCAATCACCTTGGATTGTATGTTAATATGACATGACGATCGGTAGACGAGCCTAATTACGTCAGTTCTCGATCATATCTGGTTGGGATTGCGATCACCCATTACGCTATGTGCCCATAACGCAGGACTGGCGAAACCTCTGTATATAAAATAAAAGTTTAATTTGTCAAACTGAAATTTCATTTGATGAATATAATGAATCCGATTATGATATTCCAAATTGAATGTCATTAGAGGATTATGATTGCACTTAGACCTTATCAGCTTGAAGCAGTAGAAAAAATCCATCAAACTTTTAAAGGATATTTTCGCCAATATATTGAAATGCCTACAGGTTCTGGAAAAACGGTTACTTTTTTTTATTATGCAAAAAAATATCATAATAGGATTTTAATCATCGTTCCATCTAAACAATTGTTAAATCAAGTATATGAAACAGCTTTAAAATTTTATGAACCCTTCGAAATTTCTCGTAAAGGAGATCGATTTGATGAATTTCCGAACAAAGTTCACATATGCATTATTAATAGCATTCGTGGAGATTATTTAGAGTCTCTTATACATCAAAAATTCGATCTCACAATTATTGATGAAGCTCATCACACTCAATCTGAATCATATAAGCGATTTATAAGAAAAAGAAGTGATATCTTTCATGAAAGAGACATGTTAATTTTAGGTGTTACAGCGACACCTGATCGAATTGATGGAAAATTATTAGATGAAATTTTAGTTAAATGCTCATTTAAACTAAATATTGAAACCTTGATAGAACAAGGACATCTTTCAGATATCGAAGGATATTCTGTTAAAACTAATATAGATATTTCTGATGTTGATGACCATAACGGAGATTTTAGTCTAAAAAATCTTTATTCTAAGATAAACACAGATGATAGAAATAATATGATAAAAGATATCATTAAAAATGACATGAAAGATCGAAAATCTATAATTTTTTGTGTAAATGTTGATCATAGTAAAAAAATAAACAAACTATTAAATGATAACGGAATATGTTCTATTCATATTGATGGTAAAAAAACACAAATTGAAAGAGAATCCTTACTATCATCTTTTCGAAATGATGAAGTTTCAGTGATTTGCAATTGCCAACTTTTAACAGAAGGTTTTGATGAACCATCTATAGATGGAGTTATTTTAGCTCGACCTACTAAAAGTAAGGCTCTTTTTAGTCAAATGATTGGAAGAGGATTAAGAAAATTTCCTGGTAAAAAAAACTGTAAAATCATTGATATTGTAGACAATCATAAAAATCTATCTGGTTTTAATAGTTTATTAGTGGATGAAGATTATCCTGAAATGCAATCTTTTTCATCAATCAGAGATATTCGTAATCATATAAGTAAAGAAATCATTAAAATTTCTGAATTTGTAATAGAAAAAGTTAATTTTTTTGACACTATTAGAATTCAAGATTTTGAAGCCTTACCCTGTATGATTGATTATTTACAAGATAATAATATTTATTTTCAACATCCTATAACTATTGACGAAGCTAGTTTTTTGATTTGGCATCATAAATTAAAATTGGAATATCAAAATGGCAAACATTAGAAAAAGAATCTCTAGAACAGGCGAAATTACTTATAGTGTTAACATCAGAAGAAAAGATATCGATGTATGTAAAACGTTTTTTGATGAAGAAGACGCTAAAATGTATATTTGGTATAAAGAAAGACTTATTGATAACATGAAGAATTTTGAGGTTCCTCTGTCTGATAGAATTACATTACAACAAGTTTTTGAAATGAAAATAAGTACTATCCCAGAATGTAATAGAAAAGCTATCTCTGATATGAATATGTCAAAAAATAGGTTATGTGAAATATTTGGGAAAAATAAATTTCTTCATGAAATTTCCTTTGAAGATTGGGTAAATGCAGCGAAAAAATTGTGCACTTGCGATGTATTTAGAGGAGCAAAAACAGAAAATTCTAAAAGAAAAATGTCTACTAGTACCTTAAGAAAAATATTTGCTTATGCATCTTCTTCTATTTCGTATGCTTTAAAAAAAGGATTAAATTTTGAAAATCATCCTTTAAAGGTTATGCAAACATATATAAATGAATTACAATATTCCGAGTTAGCTCAGAGGTAGAGCAGGAAACTGTTAATTTCTTGGTCAGCGGTTCGAATCCGTTACTCGGAGATAAGCTGACATAGCTCAATTGGTAGAGCACCCGACTTGTAATCGGACGGTTATGGGTTCAATTCCTATTGTCAGCATTACAGATTAGACATATAATAGTTGGAAAAAAGGAAGAATTATGGAATGGGCTCAAGTTTTAACGATTATAGCAGCTAATTTTGCCATGATTTTATGGTGTATGCGAGAAAGGCGAGCAGATTTTCTGTATGTTACTAAACTTATAGAAGAAATGAAAAATGAAATGAAAGATTTTCATGGACGTCTGTGTACGATTGAAGAAAGGAATAAAGTGAAATAAAAAAACCGCGGATCTATAGTCCGCGGCACTCGTATGAAGGAGAAGTACGAGATAATTTTCTTTTAACCTAAACGGAGTCTATTTTTCAACTCTTGTAACTTCGCATAAGCTTGTTTCTGACCTGCTGCACTAAAATCCCCATTAGACGCATAGGGAGCTGATCCAACGCCTGTTGGTTGGTAATACGGGCTCTTTCTATTGGCATCAATCTTTTCTTGAATAGAGGGCTGTTTCTGTTCTGGTCTGTCGATTCCAAGTTCTTTGATATTCTGATATACCAACTTCTGTCTTTCAAACCCTTCTGGCATTCTAAGTATAGTCTCTGCTAATTTCGGTGCCTTTTGTGCAAATTTATCCGCATGACCTAAAACGTCATAGAAATCGGGGTTATTCTCGAGCCACATTTCTCTCTTAATTTCTTCTTTAGCAGATTCTTTAGCCATCTGCATAGCTTTCTGTATCTCACCTTGTGTGTTAAGTCCGAATTTATTTAATTTCTTATTTAATCTTTTATTGTCTACATAAGGTTCAGAATCATCTTCTTCATCTTCGCTAACAGGTGCTTGGTTTCTTGCCTGTAGTTGCTTTTCAAGTTCTTCTCTAGCAGCTCTTTCTTGTGCTAATTGTCTCTCATACTTCGTTTCCAGTGCACGAAAATTAAGTTCTTTATCATTTGTTTTTTGTTCTTGTGATTGACTTTGCACTTGAGATTCTGTCATATATTAAAAAACTTCCTTTACCCATAACGCAGGGTGGCGGTTGGAGTTAATCGGATTAAACTAAAATTTTAAATATATGGCAACAGATGAAAGTTAATATTTTAGAAGCACATGATCGGTATCAAGAATTTACCAATAAATCTTTTGATATTGGGGAGTGTTGTCAGGACCTAATCAATCAAAGGCCTTTTGGCAATCATCCTTTTTATATATTTGCACATGCTAGAACAGATGAAGACGGATATACCAAAAGATTAATCTGGCAACCAAGGTTAACACGTCCAAAAACACAAACAAATTCCATGCTATTTAAAGCTTATCCCGGATCTGATAACATTCGTATATGTTGGATGCTTCCAGCACGCGAATTATGGAATCAATATAAAAAAGGAAATGTCACAGAACATGACACAACTTCATGGTCAATAGAACAATTTGAGAATAATAGAGCAGTTTTAGAAGCTAAAGAAGATGATGATTTAAACGATGATCAAATTGATGCAATATATAGAGAATTGAGTGTCGATGCTAAAAGAAAATCTGCTTTAGATAAATTGTATTCTAAGCCAACTTCCTTGGAGGTTTATTCGAGCGACCTGATTTCGTGTTAGTAATCATATTTTCTCTAAGACGGCCAATAGGGTTTTTAACTCCTTGACCATAATAATCGCCCATTCCAAGTTGTGATCGAGGGGTATGGGCGGTTTTAAGACGTTTTGTGTTTTTTAGCATTATCCGACATCATCAACTTGCATTGTAGATACTTTGCCAAATGGTAAAACTGACACTCTTTGTACTGGATTGCCAGCATGACCAACAGGTTGGTTAATCCCTACACCATAATGTGTACCAGCATTAACAAAATTACTAGATCTTTGGTCATATTGTGGACATCTAAAATCCCATGGAGATTTAAAGCCATCTTTTGGCTTATCTTGAGGATTCTGCTCTTTAATACGAGCAGGATCAGAAAAATTAGATTTACTAGTTTTTAGCGTACTTCGATTCTTTTCTGCTGCTGTATTTTTTGCCATAATTCCTCGTTATTAAAAAATAGGGCAACGCTTTTTACACGTGCCCCGACCCTATCAGGCATGACTCTGATATAGGTAAATTAGTTTCTATATAAAGGCTTCATTGGACGATTTTTAATCTGTCTAACGCCCTCTACTTGCTGAGCTTTGACTTTCTCTGTCGTATCTTCATAATCCATCTCAGAGCCAGCGCCCTCTGCTGAACTATATTGTTTCATCTTAGCATTCATAGGAAGTGGGGATTCTTTTGAAGAGCTTCCTGCCCATGATGAATGATCATCTATCTTCTGCCCACCTGACATTGCTCTTCCTTTTTTCTGACTGTCTGCCATTGCCATATAAAACCTCTTAATTTAGACCTTTCAAAGTCTTTGTTGATTAATCTTTTTTAATAACAACATAACCATATAATTTCAAGAATTGTTTACATATACTGCTGTTGTGGTTGTTCTTGCTGCTGATTATTTTCAGCATTTGCTAGCTGATTTTGACTCATCGCTTGTCCTAATATCTGTTCCATAAATTCATTAGCTTTAGTTCTTCTTTCTGCGTCCCTTTTCTCCATTTCCTCTTCATTCATTATATCTCTGCTTTCGATGTCTAATTTATTTTTTGAATATTCAGTTTCAATTTCTCCATATCTTTGAATATTTTCTAATAATGATGTGAGGGCAGCTTGTTTTTCTTTTAGTGTCATCGCTCTATTTCTTTCTATCATACTTAATCTCTCTTCATATAACCCAAGATTAGATTCTGATCTTCCATGTCTTTCGCGAGCAGTTGCTAGATTGCCGATGGCTTTACTGTATAATTCTTTTAGTTTAGCATCTTCAAAAGCATGCTGTACGGCCGTTTGCTCTTGTTGTAACTGACTAGCTTGTTCTTCTTGTTGCTTTAAGAACTGTAGAATCTCAGCCTTACCTTGAATATTCATGTCTTTGATAATCATGGAAGCAGGTAATACTTCTCTACCAAATGTTGTGTTAATATCTAACATTTGCTGGGCTTGTAAATTCTTCTGAGTAGGTGTTAAAAGCCCTTCTTCAACAATCGTTTGATACTTAGCAAATACTCTAGAATAAAAATGAGGACTTGGATCCTCACCTATTAATAAAGCAACTTTTTGTTCATTCCAATTATATAAGGCATATTGTAAAAGCCTTTCACCAACTAGCTTAAGAGCATAATCCCATTGGTCAAAGTACTTTTGGAATGGCAGTAAGTTGGCCGCTTGCTTTGTGAGTAATGTTAACGTAGAAACTTGCTTATCTTGTTGACCAGCCCAGTTCTCTAAATCTATTCCCGAGGTCTTAAATACAAGGCTTGACATCTGTTCTGCAAGTGCTAAATCAGACTCAGGAACAGCGCTAGGAATGATTTTCTCTACATCTGTCATCTCATACCCTGGATTGATTATAACATCCCATCCCTGGCCTGCCTTCTTCAAGTTATCTTCATTAGCAACGGCTCCGACTTTGCGCTTCCAACCTGCGTTAATGGTGGCAGCAGCAATGTCATTATTATTGATGACTTTATGGTTGAATAGAAACTGAGGAGATCTCATGGGGAATATGAGTGAACGTGATCTAAGCTCCGCTTGGTTCATATGTGGATCATAGTTCCAGAAGTTAGGAATAAAAGGACACTCTGGTCCATCCCATAGTGGGTTATCCCCTTGAAACATAAGTTGATCGTTTAACACTACAGCTAACTTCCAACATGGTGAATCAACCGTCACCTCTTCCATGTCATCAATACTATATAGAATTTCCTCTAGATTAGCTTCTTTACCAAAATCAAAAAATTGGTTTCTAGATCTGCTATAAAGACGTTTTTTATTTTTCTTCCACTTATACCACACATAAGACAACACCATTAAATCATTGCGTGCCATGTTGTAGTTTTCAGGAAGGAAATAGAAATTACCGTATCGCTGAGGAGTGCCTGACATTGGAGTAATCATATTTACTCTATCAGGAAAACGGCTCTCAGCCTCTTTCTTTGATATATATTCCTGACACCAAACAAATTGGGCATCACTCATGTCAGGCTGTCTAAAGTACGGGTCAACAAGAAATGAATTATATTCCCATACTTTTAATTTTAATTGTCCTTGAGCAGGATCATCGCCAGTGTAATCTAAATAAGGCTGAAGAAGATTCATTCCAGCAATAGCAGCTAACTCACATGACTTAGAATAAGCCTCATGTATACCCTCTTTCTGGCATACATTCGTGATAAGCCTTGTATATTGATCTGTCGTCTGAGGATCAGCTCCATCGGCTGCTTGATAGACTATCGATTTACGATGCTGGCGTTGATAACCTGTCACCATGTTAACTGGTTGTTGCACCAAGTTAAAATAGTATTGCTGCGCTGTTATTCCAGCCGTAAAAGATAGATTACGATTGATAAAAGACTGATTGCCAGCGTAAAATAGGGTGTCTATGTTCGCTTGATTCCAACGCGACTGTTCGATTGGTTGAAATTTCGTGTAGAGATTATCCAACCATTGTCGCACGTTGCCCTGATTGGGCTCTAATGCAGCGTTCCACGGGGGGTAATAAAAAGAAATAAGAGCCTCCAAACATAGGAAATATGTTTAAAAGCTTCTTATAAATTAAAAATTTAATTAAGGCAAGATGTCAGAGTTATTCTGGTTATCTTCTAAGCATTTTATTCTTTTAGCAAGAAATAAGATCAATTTTATGATATATTTTCCTTCGTTAGCTTGAAGCGTAGATTTTTCCAAAATACGAATGACATCAGTTAAATCCATTTCGATTAAATTTTCATTTTCCATTAAACAATCTCCGCTAAAATATCATCTACATTTACAATATAATATATCTGTCCTTCGATCTCCACTGGATTGGAATAGCCTTTAATCAAGACATGTGCGCCTTTCTTATATGCTTTACCATTAATTTCAAGTATTTCATATATCTTTGTACCGTTATTACTTGTCGGTACAATCAATTTACCGGGAATGATTTCCTCTTTCTCTTTAACTAAAGTCAAGACAATGAAATTGTGCGCAGGTTTAATTAATTTCATCAAAATCTCCTTGTAGGCGTAGGTTGAAATCTTGTCCTTAAATAATCATCTGGATCATGAGTTGGTATGACTGCTCTAAAGTCTGGTATCTTGTGTGTTGCTATCGCATAACGTAGAGCATCAACCGCGTGATCATCTTTCTTAATTGGCTCATCATAGCCTCTTTCAGCCGCTTTATTATCCCATACATAGGTTTCTATCTCTCGTATAGTATTGACGCATTCAGCGCATATTACAAGGTTTCCCTTCGCCATCTCGCTTGTCATCATCTGTATGCCATTCTCTACGTCATTATTTGCATGCTCAGCATTTAATCCGCGTCTACGTAGCTCCAATTGAAAGGCCTCAGCAGAGGGGTCAATGTATATATGCTTGACTGCATATGGTTCAAGAAAATTGTATACATCATCAGCAAACTCAGAGTTAACTTTCTGACGCTGCATTGCTTTTGGGTTCCAGTAATATTCTTTATCTACCCACCACTTCCTACCTGTCTGTGTAAATCTCCCCGTGTTAACGCCAATGAGCAAACATGCAAACGGGTTAACTGAGCCATAGTCAATCGCCGCAATATAGTATTCTGCATTTGGTGGCCTGTCAGTAACGTGAATCTTCTTGTTAAAGAAGTCGAAGATGGCACCTTCGGCGAGGCACCAGTGCCCAAGGTAGTTTCTCTTATAAAATAAACCCGAAAGGCTATCACGAATACGCTGTTTATATGCCGCGTCAACATATGGGTTATCGTCCAACGTAAAGTGCAGGGAGTAATAATTTGGGTCTCCATTTTCTGCCTTGTCAATCCATTTTTTTAGTTTATGATTTGGGTGTGATGGGTTCATACTAGCAAAACCCATGCTATAAGGATTTGATAGTCGCGTGTCTATCATATCGATGATTGATTCTGGATATAATGTCATTTCATCGCAATAGACAAGTGACATAGTTTTTCCTTGAAACTGTCCTATTGCCCCTTCATCTTTAGCGCCAAGCGTTTGTATTGTCTTATCTTTAAACTTGAGTTGACGCTTACCCGCATACCAGGTACAAAAAGGACGAAAGACAGCAAGTTGGGGACTCTCCAACAACAAGCGGACAGCGTTTTGATATATTGTGTCAGAGCTATGGCCTACCATGAAAATCTGGCTGTCAGGACACTCCTCGCAAGCCTGCATAAATCGAAATAGTGTCCCAACAGTTTTCCCAGAGCGCACAGAACCATGCGCGAGATTCCAATGTCGTGTGGAATTAATGATAAATTCTAGTTGCTTTTGAGCGAGGGGATTTTGCATAATAGATGACATAAAATAAAAAATATTTAAATTAAAGGAAAATATATGAATTGGCAGGAAGTTTTTACAATCATTGGTGTGTTAGGAACTCTTATGGTGTTCATGATCAACAAACTTGATAATGACATTAAAAGTCTCGGGACTCGCGTTGATGGTTTAAGCAATCGACTAGATGGTCACGCTTCACGCATTGATCAGCTATATGAAACTTTTATGAAAATGCAAGAAGAAACCAACAAGAAATTCTATGATCTTCTTAAGGATTCTAAGAAATGATCAGAAATCTCATTCCTTTTTCAAATAGTAATGAGAAATTGTTATGCAGGTGTCATGAATTGGAAATACATCAAAAAATTGGAAAAATTAAAATTCGTAGCGGAAAAACATGTCAGTATTGCATTAAGATAATGAAACTTGAAAAAACGACAGTTATAACTTCAATTATTATAAATAATTTTTTTAATAATAATTATGATGTTGATTTTTGGAAAACCAGGTAATATTAAATGAAAAATCGTGCAAAATGTAAGCTATGTCACGATGTCATCGAAAGTTTTCATTCAACCGATCTCGTCTATTGCAAATGCGGAGAGATTGGAGTTGATGGCGGAAGTAAGTTGCTGTGCTTCGCCAATGACTTTGATAACTTCCTTCGTGTTGATGAAAATGGTAGTGAAATCATTATGACTACGAAGAATACTCAGGACCATGTTGTAGCAAATAAAGAACAACGAGCGCAACCGTCAAAAGAAGAATTGCTAAATATGCTTGATATGATGGTGGAGAACTATACAAACTTACCTCCTCAGGCAATGACAACGCCTGTTACTCATTATGACTTATCTTCTGCTTTATTACTTATCTCTTCGATCTTACGATCACCCTGAAGTGACTTAATCTGAGACATTAACATTTCATATTGCTGTTTGATATTCTCTGCAATATTATTTTCATCAGGAGTTTCTTTCTGCTTCATACGATTTTTACCAAGCCATACAAGCATAGTGTTATCGCCTTGAATTGCTTTTTCATATTGCTTAGCGCGTAGTAAAGAATCGCCTCTTTGTCTCTTTTCTTGCTGATAGTAGGTGAAAGATGTGCCATACTTTTGTTCAACACGACGATAAAATGTATCATGATGCATATCAAAATGTGAGCATATTTCAGTCCCGGTACACCCAGCAATTAATAGCTTGTCTACCAAAACCCAATCTATTTCTTTTTCTGGTCGTGACATAATCAAAACTCATGGTTACAATTAGGGCAAATTTTAGGTTTTTTCTTTTTAGGTTTCTTTTGTTCTGTTTCAAGGCCTAGCTCCTTTTCCAGGAAACCACAATCAAGCAAAGTATTAGGAGAGTATAGATCAGCAAGGATATCATAGTCCCAGTCACCAAATTCTTTATTATCTTTAATCGCTCTTGTGTCTTGTATATGTTGTGGTAAATCTCTGTCAACAGAGCAGGGGATTTCTTTCCACCCTAATTGCTTTGCAGCGCGTACACGTTGATTACCTGCATAGACAATCATTTGATAGGTGTCAGTCTTATGATTGACGAGAACAGGCCTTTTAAGAAGAAAATCAGGGTCTGCTTTGAGTGACTCACATAGCTTATCCATCTGTGTTCTTGAAATGGTACGAGGATTTGTTTCGAGTAGGGTAAGATCGGATAGGTTGATATATTCTATGTATGATGATTGCTGATCGTTCATTTCTTCTTCCTTAGCGCTTTGTTTTCCACTTTTTCATGAAAAGCCACTTCGGTGCGAAATTTAGGTGGTACTTTCTTTGATACCTCTATCTTTCCGCTCTTTGTATTTTTGCCTGCAAGTTCATGTTTACTGAGTTTGTTATCTATTTTTTCAAGTGCTTCAAAGGCTTTTTTACCAAACTTTTCTTTTTCTTGTTTGTTGGCTTTTTGATGAGCTTCTTTGTATTTCTTGCTGTGTGTTGGAAATCCTGCATCAGAAAGTTTATCCAATGATTCAAAAGATTTTCGATGTTGAGAACTATCATGTGCTTTACCGCAGTGCTTACATTTCACGTTATTTTTTCCTTCATTTCTTTAAGAAGGTTTTCTCTAGATTCTTTAGTACATTCCATGTAGCAGTTAATGCAACATATGTAATAATCATCGTGAAAGTAATGATCACCGACAGGAATATCATTGGAGCATTTTGAACACGTCTTATAATCTTTGTCATTAGGTTGATATGATATTGCCATGATTACCTGGTGAAAATTTACTTTCCATTATTTATATTATTAGCTCTCGAAACCTCGTGTAAAATAGAATGATTTAGTCTTTAGCAATTGGGTTTATTTTTTCTTTTTCATCTTCATTTCACATTTGTCCATCTTTTTGTCCATTTTCACATCTTTCTTTAAGAGAGATTTGATATTGGTGGATTGTTTTTTTTCTGTTTTGATAAGTTTTTTATCATCTTTAATTGACTCTCTAGCTTCATGCATATCTTCTTTAAGATGCTTAACAGCTTTTTTGGGAGTTTTTTCAAGTTTTTTGATTGCTTTGTGCATGTTATTTTCCTTTCTTCTTTGACTTACCAGCTTTTGAGAAAGCTATGGCTATTGCTTGTTTTTGTGGTTTACCTGCATGCATTTCAGTCTTAATGTTAGATGAAATGACTTTTTTTGATTTACCGGATTTGAGTGGCATTTTATTCCTCGAGGATAGGTATTTTTTCTGGTTCAACTGTAAATGAGAGTGTTGCTTCTGGCTTTTTGCCTTCATCTTCTGTGACAGATAAAGAAAAAGAGGAAAATGATGAGCAGGAAGTGAGAATGAGAAGTGTAAAAATTAGATTTTTCATAATCCTCTTAAAAAAGTAGATGGGTTTTTTTTTGACATAAGTTTGTTTTTTGTTCAACATTATACTTAGATATTTTTTTAATTTTATCTGCATATTTCTGTGAGAACTTGGTTAAAATGCTGGTGGCGGAGTGAAGCCATTCTGATTTAATATCTGTAGAAGCTTCTTCCATACCTTGGAGATCCATGCACGTAATTTTTTTAGCATCTTCAATAAACTCCTGTAGGTCATCTGGGCTAAATATCTTAAGAACGCTTTTGGCATCATCAGATAGATTCAATTCTTTATTTGGCATAATTTCTATTTCCGTGCGAGGATTTTTTGAATATTTTTTTGTCATGGTGCAGATAGTGATCATGGAATCGTCGGGGAAGAGGACGTTGTTTGCGGCATCTTCGTAGAATTTTAGCATGTTAGAAAGATCAGGTTTCTTATTATGTGGTTCTAAACCCCATAATTTCGCATTTCTAGACGTATAGGACTCGCTAACTGGAACTGGCAGGTAGAATGACACGTCTAAGCTAAAATTTACAGCCTGAGCCAATTTAGATGCCTCTATTACGATTTCTTTAATTTCGCTATTAATCTTCTGTTGAAACATCATTTCAAATTGTCTGGTGACATTTTTTTTAACTTCGTCTTGCTCATCATAGGTGACTACGAAGTTACCGCGTCTTGCATGACGGGCACGTTTCTTAGGTATTGGGTTTCCGTAGATGATAAACTTCATTTTATTCTCTTCATTCGTCGATACTTTATTTTTGGGGGTTTGTTTATCTTCAAATAAAGTTTATGATTTTTTAATTCTTTTACTAACTTTGACAATTTAATTTTTCCAATATTTCTAAGTTTTAAAATCTCATTAGGAGAATGATCCAGAAGATTTTCGACTGTATAATAAGCTCCTACAAGAGAATTCTTTATGCCATAGGGGATTTTTAAATCATTCCAATCTAATTTCATACTCTTATCGTCTTAATTCTAATTGGTTTATCTGGCCTTTTATGACATTCATAATGGCAGTTAGGGTCACTACATTTTTCGTTTTTCCAGCAGTTACATTTACGACAGTAAAAAGAGTCCCATTTGGTGCTATATAGCGTGGGTTCTAAACACTTATCGCAGATGTCTTCAGCCATAAATTTATTTTATCCCGTTCTTTCTCAAGAAGCTGGTTAATTGGTCTTGAAATCCGTTTTCTGCGTAACCAAGCGGTGAGAACTTTCCTTGCTGCTTGAGATATACGCAGTTAGAGGCTACCTGTAAAAAATTATTTAATTCTGGATATCGAGATTCGAGATCTTTGTAAAGTTTTTTTGCCCATGCAGCATTGAAATTGGCTTTGTCGATAGCTTTTTTCTTAAGGTTTTCCTCTAGGTCTTTGGGTTTGGCATTGATTTTCTTTAGGAGGATTGTGTCGTAATGCTTTCGAAGCTTGTCGGGTGAGAGGACAGCTGTCTTCCAGAATGGGTCATTGAAGATCCAGTCAAGGATCTCCAGGATTTCTTCCTTGGTGCGTTTGTCGATTCGCATCATGAGGTCGATAGTCTTGGCCCAGACATCAAGCTTTGGCAACTTATGCTTTGGGTTCATGAGAAGGATTTTGTTTAAGAGGGCTTGAGCAATTTCCAAAGCTTCAGGAGGAATTAAGTCAGCCTTCGAAGAAGATCTCTCTCCGCCGATAGGCGCTATAGAGTTCTCTTCTTTACTCTCTATATTATGTATTCTATATGTCTCATGTTTTCCCAGCTCCTGTTTTCCCAGCTCCTGTTTTTCCGTATCCGGTTTTTCAGGACGTGGTACTTCTTTTTTGAATCTAGGTTCTTCTGAAAATGAGTATTGCAAAGACATGTATCTGCCACTTTCATCTTTTACTTTTACTTTTTCGCAGTATCCAAATTTAATTAATTCATTCAGCATTCTATAAAATTTTTCTTTGCCAAAACCTAATGTTTCACATAAATGTTTTTGATTTATTTTCCATGTATCTGGAAGTGTAAGTAAGTATCCAAGAAATCCTTTAGTCTCAATCGTTAGATTTTTGTCTCTAAACATAAATTTGTTAATCATGACAAAGGGATGTTCCCTGTCATGAGGTGATCTTTGAAAAAGAATTGTCTTTTCTTCGTTTGACTTTATTGTAAATGTTTTTATATTATGCATATTGTCAAATCCTATTTTTTAAATGGTTTAGGTCATACTCTGTTTTCTAAATGGTTTTTGAGATTCCTTTGAGGGGAATTTTTCTGTTGTTATCCTTTGTAAGTTTTCGTTTGTGTCATCCTTTTTTGTGCCTTCTTCTGACGATTCGGAAGAAGGCATTTTTTTTGTTTTATCAAATAAAGAATAATCACGAGCCTTGATTTTTTGAGGAGTGATTGATTTTTCTGTTGAGGGTAATTGGTCGGGGGGGGTATTATTCATGCGTGTCTCTTATGAAAAGTTCTTCTTAGAACTCTTTCCGCAGTAGATGGTTTTGAATGATAATACGTACTTTCGAAGGTGAAGTATTATTATTCGGTTACATTATTGGAAGGGATGAGATGGCTCTCTACCCTTCCTTCCTTTTTAAATATCCTCTTAAATTAATCCGAGTCTGAAAATTTTCCAAGACAATTCGTCAAGACTTGACGTTTTTGTGTGTAGTGAGCTCTACGACTTGTGCTTTTAATTTCTCTATAAATTCTTTCTGGCGTTTGAGAAAAGGGACTTCTTTAGGTTGAATAGACATAAGTTCTTCGAAAGATACTTCTCCATTCGTTGCTTCTGAAATCTTTCTGGCGAGTGCTTCCCCGGGTTTTCGATATCCATTAGATATGCGTGATATGTATTGTTTTCTGGTACCAACAATCTTAGCGAATTCAGTGGTGGTGATTCTCTTAAAATGAAGGTAATCCCTCAGTTCCATTGTTCTTCCTTTTTATAAAATTAATTTTACGATGCATGATATCAAAAACACAGATATGAGTACACATAATTTATTTGTAAACATTTTCTTGTGTTATATGTGTACATGTTTTATATTGGGTACAAATACACAAAGATGTATGGGTAACAAACACATTGTAAAAACACAATTTGCTAGATATAACAAATTTCTTAAGTCGCTAGGAGGGACTTAAGATAAAAAAATGGAGAGCCAACCATGTACTCGTTTCCTTTTGAAAAATTAGATGAAGAATACGAATATCACGACAATGTCTGCTTCGAATGCGAAGAAAGAAATGAGAAGCTTGAGAGAGCTGCTGATTTTTTAGATAACATCGTGAAGATTCTTTACAGCAATCAACCATTAGAAACCGTTGATCTTGAATATAATTTGGATGAGCTTTGCCATCTTCTCAATGTAGATATGGGCAAAGGTGATCTAACAATAGAAAGAAAAAACAAACAAACAAAATACTTATCCAATTGGATAGAATTTAACAAACAACATTTAAAAAGAGAGCCAAGATTATGAATTTTTTACCAGAAGATTACACAGCACCAAAAACATCAAACTACTACCTTAAGTTACAAGAAGGGGAGAACCGCGTACGTATTTTATCTCAGCCTATTATCGGATGGGAAGATTGGCATGATAAGAAACCTGTAAGATATAAGATGAATGAGAAGCCAGACAGATCTTTTGATCCTAAGAAGCCAATAAAGCATTTCTGGGCGTTTATTGTATTCAATTACAATGTGGAAGAAATCCAGATTATGCACGTTACACAGGCGACAATACGTAAGAACATAGAAGCTCTCTGTAAGGACAAAGATTGGGGAGCACCATATGGCTATGATATTAAAGTTATGAAGACAGGCGAGGGCGTAGACACTGAATATTCTGTCAATCCTGTACCTCATAAGCCAGTAGAAGAATATATTCTCAAATGCTTCAAAGATCGCCCCTGCAATTTAGAAGCAATTTTCTTCAATGAAGATCCTTTTTCACGTGAATGGAAAACATTTACGAAGTTGGGGACTGAAGCAGATTTTAAGACTAAAGAAGAGCCAATTACTATCTCTAAAGATAAGGCACTAGAGCTTGAAGTATTGCTACATGAATGCGATCCTAAGTATAGAGAATCTATCTTATCAGGATTGAAAAAACTACCGACTCCTATTAATAAACTGGAAGAGTTGTCACCTCAGCTTTTTGAGAAAATTAAGTTTGCTGCTATCAAAAAGAAAGAGGAGTACCAAAAGACACAAGAGAACTTTCTTTTGATGGATGAGGCTGCTAATGACTCCTAGAGATATTTTAATAGAGATTAATGATAAGCATGGTGAATGGATAGAAATGGCGGGGGAGGAATCCTCCGCTTTAATAATAGATATACTATGTTACAAGCTAATACATGAGAGAGAGCATATAAAGCACTTAGAAAAAAGGATAGACTATGAACGTGCCAAAACAAAACACAAGTGAATGGTTAGAGTTTAGAAAAGATAAATTAGGCGCAAGCGATGCACCAATTATCATGGGAGTATCACCATGGAAGACACCATATGGGTTATGGCTAGAGAAACTTGATCTAACCCATGAACAAGTCAAAAATAGCGCTATGAAGAGGGGCAATGATTTAGAAAGTACGGCACGAATGATGTTTATGCTAGATACTGGCATTGAAGTACATCCGAAGGTTGTGCTGCATCCGACAATTAAATTCATGATGGCAAGTTTTGATGGCATGGATTCTTCTAATACTAATGCTGTCGAAATTAAATGCCCAGGCGCTGTAGATCACGCAAAAGCATTGGATGGAATGATACCAGATAAGTACTTTCCTCAACTTCAACATCAGATAGAAGTATGCCAACTAGAGATGGTCTATTATTATTCTTTTGATGGAGAAAAAGGCGTTGTTCTTAAGGTATATAGAGATGATAAATACATAAAAAAAATGGTAAAGCAAGAGCAAGAGTTTTACGATAACATCGAAAATGTTGTGCCTCCTGCATTAATGGAACGAGATTTTGTAGAAAATTCATCACATGCTTTTCTACAGGTTTCATCAGAGTGGAAATTAGTTAATGAAAAACTCAAGGAGCTTGAGAGGCAAGAGAAAGATATGAGAAGCATGCTTATATCTATGTGTCACGACAAAAGCACAAAAGGTGGTGGACTTAAGATATTCCCATGTGTTAGAAAAGGCAATATAGATTATTCACAAATACCTGAATTGCAAAGTGTTAATCTTGATAACTATAGAAAAGAATCGACTAAATACTGGAGAATCGGTACGGATTAAAGAAGGGGAGTGATCCCCTTTTTATGCTTCTTGCCATGCTTTATTAAGATAAGTATCTACTATGTCTCTAGATATTCCACATGCAGCAAATTTTCTTTCTAGATTATCTATACGTTTTTCATGTTCAGTAATCCAGTCGACAATTTCTTCTTTACATTCACACGCTTCTTTGGTGTCTTGACATACAATGCAATACTTACTCATACTTAATGCCTTCTGTTATTTCGAAAAATCATAAACCTCATCATAAATTCTAGCAAGTAAAAATGGACGATAATACTATAAGAAAAACTTTAATTAGTTTTTTAGAACAGAGTAAAAAAGCTTTAGAAACTGTGAACTTGGATAAAATTTCCAAAGAGCAACTATCATATCGAAAAGGATTGATCGATGGTATCAATCTTTCTTTATCTCATTTCAAGATTTACATGGAACTTGAATAATTTTATTAAAATAGATTGCTGCTTTTTCCTGTACAGATAGCAGCTTCCATATGTTGAAATCTATGTGATAATTCCATGTACATTTTTTCTAATCTGCCATGTTTTGCATGGAGGCTTTTTCTGTTTTTTTCATTCTGTTGTTTGAGATTTTCTATCTCACGTAACAGCTTTTCTTCCGTCTTTTCTTGAAATAGCAACAATTGTTCTGCCATAAAATTTCCCTTCTCATGAATTTTACGTAAGAGTATACTCGCCGCAAAAAATTTAATCAAGCTTAACAAAGGACAAAAAATATTATGCAATGGAATGATTTAGAAAGATTTACAGAAAAAGGTACGAAAAAGGATAATTTTCCTACGATCACTATAAGTAAAAATACATATCTGATTTTCAATAGAAGTTTTATAAAAGCATATAAAGACTTATGTGATAAAAAATTTATTGTGATGTATTTTTCTAAGACTAAAAATGCTATTGTTTTTGATTTTACAGATAATGAAAGTGAAGAGGGGAGTCGTGAGATTGTTAAAACAAATAAGCGCATGTCGACCTATAGCATGAGATCTTTTTTTACCCATCATAAAATTGATAAAAAGATTGCAGCTGGAAAATATCTTGTAGGATTAGAAAACATCTATGGAATGGGCGACAGAATCGTGTTATATCTAGGTGATAAATATATTTAGATGAAAAATTGAAAATTGAAATTGGAAAAAATTCGAATGTTTCATATAGTGCCAAAGTCTTATTCAAATTTTAAAGACGTAACACTCAAAAAATTAGGGTCCTATATGAAACATTTTAAATATATTTTTCTCTTTATGATGGCCATTTCTCTAAATTTAGTGGCATGCGGGGAATGCGATGGTAAATCTAAAGAAGCAAATCAAATTTCAATAGATGAAGATAGCTGGATAGCTTTATGGCAGAATGGTGTTGAATTAATTAGAAAAGACAAAAAACCAGCAGCAAGCATTCAATTAGCAAAAGCACTTGAATTGATGTCAGATGATGAAATTTCAAAATATCCATATGTTCTTTTAGATAAAATTGAGCTTGATGGTGAACTGAAAAGATTTGATAGAGTTCTTGAAAAAATTGACATAGTTCTTGCCTCACCAAATATTACAGAATTAGAGCGTATGAGATGTGAATTTTTAAAATCTCACTATTATCATCATTTGGGTGAAACTGATAAAGTTATTGAAATTACAAATAATTATTTAGATTCATCCCCTTTACAAATGAAAGTAGATATATTTGATGATTATGTAATTATAAGAATAATTTTAGATAGTCCATGTGCACGTCATATGATAAAACATTACTATCTAAATTACGGAGGGTGCAAATCAGAAGATGATATTCACTTTTATCAAAATCTGTATATCATAAAAGTAAAAAGTTGCGCTGTTCAAAGAAGAGAACGAGAAGAAAAAGAAAATGAACAAAAGATAAAATTTCCAAATTTACAAGCATATGTTCCAGCTGGTGTCTCTAGTCAAAGACAAGATATATCAGACTGTAAATATTGGTGCAGTCGAGTTGCTGAAACGGCTGAATTAGCTGCTGAATTTATTCCTGTAGTACCATGCAAACTTGCAGCAAAGTATTTTATAAAAGGATGCAAGCAAACATGCGACAACTGTTGTGCTAATGGTGAATTTTATAGAGATTGCGTAAAACCATTTGAAACATGGATTGTTGACTATGCCGCATTAACAGGATGTCCTATGGATTGGCAAAGATAGATAAAGATTTCCAAGCGCGGAACGTGTATGGCCTCTCCGTTAACGGCCTCCTTCGTTTGATGAAACCAAAGGGATAGAACGGATTTAAATCCGATCTATAAAGATGTGTGTCATTAGGTCGCCTGCAACCTTGTCGCTCAAAAAGCAGGCACTTTAAAAGGAATGAATATGGAATGGATCAGCGTTAAGGATAGGTTACCAAATCATATGCAGGAAATAAAAGTGTTCATAGAGAATCCTTTTTTTGGATCATTTGAAAGACCAGATAAAGCTGTTTATCTAGGTTTTGATGGTAATTTCTATGATTCGGAGGAACAAATCATGCTACATTATGTAACTAAATGGATGCCATTACCTGAACCACCGAAAGAATGACATGTATTGGTTTTTACTTGGAGTGTCATTTTTGATTATTTATATGCTTGGATTTCATAACGGATATTTAGATGGAAGAAAGGAATGATATGGGAATAGCGTTTCATATTAAAGATTATGATTGCAAAGCCAGATGGTCTTATACTGGATTTAATCGCTTCAGAATTAGAATTGCAGAATCATTAGGATTAAAAGTTGAATCGAAAGGTGGATTGTATGGAAAATTGGATAAAGATTGGATTATTTTTTTAACTCACAGTGATTCTAGTGGTCATTTTACTCATTCTCAATGCGGAAAAATATCTAAAAAATTAAAAAAAGTTTTAGATATGTGGCAACCTAAAGATATTATTCATTCATATGACCTTGAACATGGTTTAATTTTGATTCAAGCAATGGAACATTGCAAAGAAAATAAAAAATTAATGAACATTAGTTAAAAAACTAAAATAACATAACCAACATTATCAGACTATGGATAAAGAAAACATCGATGATATTAAATGTAAAATATGGCCTATTGATATGTTTGATTTTTCTAATATATATTTCAATGAAAAAACTGGACAAATAGGCACTCCATGTAAATTCATTTCTAAAGAAGAAGCATTAAAATTATATCCTGAAAAAATAAATGTACAAAAGGAATCAACATGAAAAACTCATGGTTAGAAAACGAAGTGATTCAGATTGAAAATGAAAGAAATAAAAAAACTAGAGAATTTCCTAATTTTAAAGTTTTTATTATGATTTTTATCATGATATTCTTCGGAACAGGTTATTGTAATGCTGGATCAATTGAATTTGATTGTCCCACTTGTAGAGATCACATTAGAATCGAAATGAACTTCCAACCTCCAGAAGCAGGATTCAATGGAGTGTCATGGGTTTGTATATGTGGTCGAGAAAATGAAATGTCAAATGATTTCTGCTCAAAATGCCATAAATTAAATCCTTCGGTAAGATATACAGATGATAAACCTAAAAAAGAGCCAGGATATTGGCCGTCAAGATAACAAGGAACAAATATATGAAAAATGAAAGACCACCAAAAAATATCACTCCCTATGTGTTTTTCTTCACCTTATGTAGTTTTTTCTGTTCATTTCTTCTGATATCAATGTCTAAAGAATATGAAGAAACAGTGGTAAATGAAGAAATTACATTTATTACAGCGTTGAAACCGAATAAATATAATGTGACCGATTATGACCCACTTGATGATGATGTAGGAGTTTAAATGAATAAATATTTATTTGTTCTTGTGGGATTCAGTCTATTTTTTTGCTCACAGATATATTCTGATAATGAAATAATCTACGAAGGAAAATGTGCTGTCTTTAGAGATGGAAAAATTTTAATCTTTTTAGGTGATCATTTTTATGAAGTGACTGAAAAAGAACACTATGACAATTGCGCTTGCAAGACAATAGAATTTAAGAAACAAATGAAATAAAACCTGTTATAAAAGAATTTAATCCAAATCCTGCACCACTTACATTTCCATTTGTGTAACCACCGGCAGCACCATTTGTTACAGCGTAAAATTGAATTTTATTTGTAGGTGGTGGTGCTAAAATATTTGGACTAGTGACAAATACATTTCCAGCATTATCTAAAATATTTCCGCATCCTACACATGATCCATCTACAAGATATGGAATTGCCTGTAAAAGTGCTACTCCTCCTGCTCCGTTAACAGTAACAACGCTCCAAACACCAAATACTTTTACAAAGTTATCAAGTGAAATATAATATCCTTGAGCATTATTCGTAAACTGAGGTGCGGTTCCACCATTTGCGTAAAAATGTGATCCTGAAGCAGCACCAAATTGATTTAAAGAAACAAAAAATTCTTGACCATCTTGAAATTGTCCAATACCGTCTTGATTTGTTAAAGTTGTAACAGTCCAATCATTCAACGTTGACATTGTCATTCTAAATGATCCAATGCTCAAACAAGGATTTGATTCGTAATCTGCGACTGTGATATTGGCTAAACTAAAAAAGCTGCCTTGATTATCTGCTACTGCTGACCCAGATTTACCAATTTTAGCAGCAACTGGAGAGATAGGACTATTAGGATATCTAGATATCATGAAAGCTATAGTAGTTTCTGTATCATCAGCTACAGCATATATAAAGAATGGGACAGTAAAAGCTTGTGCAATTCCTGCTGTTAATCCAAATAAATTTCCAATAATTTGAGATGCGCCATTATCATCGATAAAAGATTGATTTGCCGTTATCGTATATTTTTTTATTAATCCTGCAGTTTTTGATTGTAGAAATACGAAACCAGGATTTGATGCGCTTAATGCACTTCCATTACCTCCTAAAACTGTAAAAACACCTGTTCCAGCATTATAAGATATACCTAAATTTTGATATGAAAATGAGTTGATTGTTATTGTATTTCCTGAACCTGATGTTACTATTCCAGGACCGCCTAAAACATTTAATATATTTAATGCTGGAGTAGCTGTACCCGAATCTGCCTGATATGTTGTTGCAATAGTTGCAGCTGCTGATAAAGTAATATTAGGAGAAGAATATCCAATTGTTATTGTTGAATTAGGTGATGTCAGCTGACCAATATTGATATGAGTTCCACCAACATTTAAAGCTGTAGTTCCAATAATAAGCTGACCATTTGTTAGAATGGTGGGAGCAGCATGTATAGCTCCTGAGAAGTCTACATTTGATCCATATACAACTTCGTTGTTAAATCCAGCCATTATCTTGCCGCCGTTAGGTTTTGATAAAAATAAAATAAATCAGATGTTAAGCTTCTTGAAGATGCACCTGCACTCTGAATTATATTTAAATAAGGTGACAGACTATTTGTAGGAATGTTTGCCACATTTGATCCAACATTTACACCATTTATATAATATGTTATAGAAGTAGCAGCAGCGTTAATGTCTACACGTAATGTTGTCCAGTTTGTATTTGCAGCTACTGTAGTATCTGTTTGAGTTATACTTCCTGCGTTATTTGTAACTCTGTACCAATTTGGAAGAGCTCCAGTATCATTATAAAAAAAATAAATTCCATAAAAAGGCGCTGAAGCATTAGTTCTATCTGTTAAGCCGATATTGACTTGATATGTATTAGTTCCATCAGAAAGATTACTTAATTTTATAACCCAAATAAATGTTATGGCACCGCCTCCCACTATTAAGGGATTTCCAGTACCATTACTACCCATTTGAATGTAAGCTGTTCCTGCAGCACTTGTCCCTGTTATTAATTGTACCGTACCAGGATGTGCGCTATCTACTCCTGGATTGGGACTTACTGCAGCCCCTGCTCCGCCCGTTGATCCCGTTCTCCACGCATAAGTTCCTATATTTACTCCTGTTCCATAAAAATCTTCATACATTCTTGCTTCTTGTAATGGATTAAAGTATGTAACATTTGTTCCGTTATAATGGAGATCTACTCCAGGAATTGTAGGTAAAGATAATTTGCTTAGAATATTTGATGCGGAAGCGTAAAGAATATCTCCAGTAGTATAAGAAGTTTGCCCAGTCCCTCCATGAGTTGGACCTAAAGGAAATCCGAAACCAGCATCTGAAACAAGAGAGCCTGTTGTATTATTCCAAAGTACGATATCTCCTACAGTACTTGATCCAGGACCGGATATACCACCCGAGGATTTTAAAGTAATATTAGGAGAAGAATAACCAATTGTAACGCTACCATCCGGAGATGTTAATGTGCCTACGTTGATATGAGTTCCACCAACATTTAATGTTGTGGATCCGATAAGAAGTTGACCATTAGTTGTAATAGTTGGAGAAGCATGAGCGGCACCAGAAAAATCCACATTGGATCCGTAGACAACTTCATTGTTAAAACCAGCCATTTATGCCCCCACGAATACATAAGTACCAACAGCATTCCAATTAATCGTTTTACCTGCTATTCCTGAAGCAAATATGATAACAGAATTACCAAGAGTTCCAACTGATACATCACAAGCAGTATTACCAACTTCAGGATTGATAATCTTATCTTCAAGATTTAACAATGTAGCCGCAGCTCCAGTACTTCTAACACCGAAGAATATTGAGAATCCAGACCCTAAAACATCTGTAGTGTTGAAACAGGCTATATTTACATCGAAAGTATAGACTCCAAGAGTTGGAAATGTAAAAGCAAGCATTGCCGTTTGCGCAGCATCAATCGTAGTGATTGATCCAGTAACTCTGTTTGTTATAATAACATCTACTTCATTGGCTGTTCCTGTCCCTACAACACCACCTTTAGTGATTATTCCATTGTCATTGTTTTCAGTTGAGTCAAAAGCATTGACAATAAGAATATTAGCTGCTGGTACCGCTGTTCCATTTTGAGTTACATAACTTGTTGCTACCGTTGGAGGAGGAGGACCACCTGAAGTACTGATAATTCCTGCTTGGCTCACATTCCACCTATGATTGAATTATATATTGAGAAACAAGATAAATACTCCCCGTGCCAGCCGAACCCTTAACATATATTTGAGTTCCCTGAGGTAGAGAAGGAGCGGACGCAATAGTGCCCGCTTTCCCTTCATCATAAAGCCAAAAAGAACTTGCTGGAGCTACATCAATGTCATTAATTCCATCTATGGAAATTGTCACAAGAGATGTAGAATTATTCACACACTTGCAGATGTATGAAGGATTGGCTAAAGGAGTTCCAAGAGCTTGATAAGATCCTGTTAAAGTAGCAGAGTCAATCACTCTCAATGTTTCCCAAGCTAATCTTTGGGTGTAAGCCATATTTATTCCTTTGGAACTTCTTCTTCTATTTTAGGTTCTTCATTCGAAGATTTTTCTTTCTCTTGAGATGCTTTAACCGCATCTTCTATTTGTCCAATGTATTTCTGAAATTGAAATAACATTTCTTTAACTGAATGTAGTGGGGTATCTACATCACATGTAAAATGCCCCACTTTTCCATCTATAATTGACTCTAATCTACTGAGATTTTTTATCATTTCGATTTCCTATTATCTGTTAGACAGGTCTTACAATGAAATAGGCTACACTTGAAACATCTGATGTTAATACAGATGAAGGTGTTGCAGGAGTTAAACTATTAATGGTAAAACTTGCACCATTACTAATTGTATAACTTAATTCTCCTATTGCAGTATTTCCATTAGATGAAATCCTTGAAAGGAATATCAAATCGCCTGTTGCTATGTTTGTATTCGCGACAGTTACAGTACCTAAAACTAGTACTGCACTTCCCGCCATATCTGTAGCAGCACCAGCTTTAATTTGTAAACCTTTTCCTGTCGTCGCAATCTTAAGATTTCCACCAGTAGCGTTGATATTTCCAGTACCAGAGTTAAGAGTTAAAGTACTTGTTGAGTTTGTTGAACCAACAGTAACTGCGTTAGCTCCAGCTCCTGTGGCAATCGCTACAGTCTTACCACCTGTAGAGTTTGCTATATTGATTGTCTGAGCTCCTGTGCCTCCAAAAACTGTAGCAGTACCAGTGTTTGCACCAGTTCCGCCAAAATTAATGGTTCCGGATGTTGTAGATGGTGCAAATGTGTATGTGCTAGTTGCTGCACCATTTAAACTAAAGTTACCAGTTCCGACTAGAAGTGAAATGCTTGAAGCACCTGTAACAGATCCGATCGTTACTAAGTTGGCTCCAGCTCCATTTGCTATATTTACAGTTTTACCACCTGTTGAGCTCATTACATTTAATGTTTGAGCGCCTGTTCCTCCACCAATCGTGATAGTACCAGTATTTACCCCTGTACCTGATATAGCATAAGTTGATGTTGTCGCACCTTCTAATGCAAAATTTCCAGTACCTACGTTGATATTTACGGCAGTAGCACCAGTTACGTTACCGATTGTTACAATGTGTGCAACTGCATTAGTACCTAGGTTTAAAGCACCTGTTCCGACGTTTAGAGAAATCGCAGTAGCACCAGTAGAGTTACCTATTGTGATAGTACTTGCGGCTGCTGCTGTATTTAGGTTTAAAGCACCTGTTCCAGACTGAAGAGACAATGTAGAATTTGTTGTCGTGTAAGTTGAACCACCACTTCCAGCCGTAATATTTACAGCCGTCGCTCCTGTGGCATTACCAATGGTTATCGTCTTAGCTATCGCTGTACCAATATTGATCGCACCAGTACCAGAATCAATAATAACGACAGAAGCTCCTGTTTGGTTACCAATAGTGACTGTTTGAGCAACCGCGTTAGCACCAACTTGAACACCACCTGTTCCACCATTAAGAGCAATTTGAGTAGCGCCTGTTGAGTTACCTAATGTTATTACTCGAGCAGCAGCACCAGTACCGATATTTATGTTTTGTGCTACAGCATCATTACCTATTCCAATTACTCCAGCGGATGAGTTAAGTTCTAATACTCCTGCTGAATCAATTAAAACTGTATCTGAAGAATTAAGAACAATATCTCCAGCTCCTGTTGATGTTACAGTAAAGCTTCCTGTTCCTGTATTTACATTTACTGCTGTCGCTCCAGTAACATTACCTATAGTGATCGTTCTAGCTCCTGCTCCTGTACCTATATTCACAGCACCTGTTGAAGCATCTGAAGCTAAATTAAGCGCTGTTGCACCTGTAGTTATTGTCGCGCTTCCAGATAATGAAGCAAGACCACTAGCTGCTAACGTAGTAAATGACCCTGCCGCAGGAGTTGTTCCCCCTGTTGCTGGAGGAGCTGCGAAAACAGCGGCTAAGTTCGAAGGTTGAATAGCAAGAGCAGTTACCCCAGGAACAGTAGCCGTACCAGCTACAGCCTGTGCATCTGTTGCTAAATTTGTGATACCCGTTACACCAGTTTGAGCAATATTTGCTCCAGCTAATACAAGTGTTTGTCCGTAAGTAAAAACTGCATTAGCGGTAGGAACCAATGTGGTTGATGCTGAATCAGTTGTGACATTTGAAGATAGTTGGACAATACCTGGTGTAGAAGTTGTAGCATATGCATTACCTCCTGATTCCCAAGTTAGACCATTAAAAATATATTCTGTAGGAGGAGAAGTTGATGTATCAAAATATTGTTGCCCTAACCCACCTTTAAAACTAACAGGCGGTACTCCATTACCTGTTACTGCTCCTTGAGGTACAGAGATCAAACCACCAATTCCATATGCTAGAGGCATAAACTAACTCCTGTTGTATTAAAGACAAGAGTTAGCAAATAAAAATTAGATAGTCAAATTAAATTTTTAACTTAATCAATATTAACCATATTAGATATATATTGATCAAATGAGGTTAAGATGGACACTATCGGTGACAATCAAAAAGAGTTTTTAACGATAAAAGAATTCGCTGTTTTGCTCAGAATTCATGATAATACTGTTAGACGTGCTATCAAAAGTGGGCGTATCAGCGCCTTTAAAGTAGGCTACGGAAAGAAGTCTAGCTATCGAATAGCAAAGGCTGAAATCCATCGTATTGCCCTATTTGACCTCGAAGATATGATAGAAAAGCTTATTAATAAGAAAACACCGCCCACGTTATAGTGTAAATTAATTCATATGTCTTGACTTGAATATATCTTCTGATATAATAGTTGGTAAAAAGGAGAAAAATATGGATTGGTCACAAGTTATGACTATATTAGGCGGCAATTTAGCATTATTTCTTTGGGCAACAAGACAAGCTAGATCTGATTTTTTACATCTTGATAAAAAATTAGAAGATCATCGTAAAGAAGTAAATCAAATTATAAAAGCAATTCAACACGAAATAAAAGATTTTCATGATCGTTTATGTGTTATTGAAGAAAGGAACAAAGGAAAATAATAGTAATGGAACTTTTAATCGCGTTTCTAGTTTGTAAAATTGGATTTTGGGCATTAATTTTTATTGGATTGTTTGTTGCTGATTGATTTTTTATTTTTTGAGAATTTTTTTAATGCTTTTTTTTTAGGTTCAATACTTGGATTTTCTTTCATATTTTTTGATTTTTCTACTTCGAGATCAAGTTTACCGAAATCCCTCTCAGCTTCTGCAAAGTTGCCTTTTTTAAGATTATCTATACCTTTTTTCCAGGTAAATCCAATTTGGGGTTTATCTAAAAGAGCATTTATCAAAAACTTATATCCTTTTTTGGAAAGATCATAACTAGCTTTTGCATAACCTACATTTGGGTGTATGACATATGCACTCCCCGTTTCAACAAGATCATCAAAACCTTTTTCTTTGGCCACTTTAAGCATTTTATATGGAACTTCAGATTCCAATGTATCTTTTAGCAGTTGTTGAAAATTTTCATATCCTTCTTCACCTAAACTACGTTTAAAAATTCTTCCATAATTTTCTTTATCAAAAAAGTCATGTATTTTTTTGTAATCTATTTTTTCCTTAAATATTTCATTGATAAATTCATCAACTGCTTCGGCGTCCATTATTTTAGACCAGCGTTCATTGCCTGATTTAAATACTTCATTCAATTCTGATTCTGGAAATACTTTTTCCATTGCATTAGCAATTGCACGATTTTGATCTAATAAAGCATCTCTTTTTGCTCTATTTAAAGCTTTAGAAGCTCCTGGCTCAAAATATTCTGAGAGTTCGGAATTATTCTTTCTATATTGTTCAATCATTTGGCCTGGTCTAAATTCTTTAGTGAAAATATCGTCAATAGCCTCTTTCATAAATCGAGAATATGATTTGTCATATTCACTGGCTTTAAATCCTTTTAAGTTTTTGGATGCTATATTAGCTATTTCCTTTTTCACTGCTATAGATGGTATAGTTCCAGGGAGTGAGTCTGCAATTTGTTGTGCTTGATTCAAAAGTTCTCGACTTTGCTGCTTAAAAGTAATATCTTTAGCGAGATTTTCAGCAGTTTCACCAATAGGGCTTTTTGAAATAATATCCTCAGATATTTCTCTAAAATCTGATTCTAATTTTTTATTAATTTGCTGTATTTTACCCGAAGAAACTTCTCGTGGTTCTTTTATATTTTCAAATTGACGTGAAGTAAGGCCTGAAGGTTTTTCTTTTCCTAATGTTAGTGACGGAGCACCTTCTGGTGGTCTTTTTAAAATTCCAAAAGAAGCTAATTCTGCTAATGGTTCAGGAACTCCAAGTTCTTGTGCTAATTCTTTTGTGGCTTCAACTCCAGCACCTAAAACAGGCCTTGGAAGTCCCGTTTCCATTCCTCTAAATGTTCCAGGTTTAGGAGATAATCGAGTAGCTTCTGTAAAGAATTTTAATCCTTTTTGAAAACGTGTTTTAGGTTCTAAAGGAGCACCAGTTCTTTCTTCAATAGCACTTTCAATATTACTTACACTAGGTATAGTTCTTAAAACTTCCCCCGCCTTCTGAAGATATTCTTCTCTATCAAAAGGAAAACCTTCGCGCTTAGCAACCATTTCTAAATGATCTAATTCTTCAGGATCTAGAACTTCTCCAGTAGCTAGCAACTGCCAAACATTTCCTATAATTCCTGGAACAGTGGTATTTAAAATTCCTGAAATTGGTTGATAAGCGGTTCTAAATGAGAAATTTGATTCTTCTTGTTTCGTTTGAGGAATAGATTCCGGTTCCGATTCATAAATATCAAAATCAAACGAAATAGGAGATTCTTCTTTTTTTTTAGATATTTTTTTTTCTGAAGATGTTGGTGAAATATCACCATAATCATAGATGGAAAAATCAAAGTTATTCATCTGATAAAACAGCTCCTGATTTTACAGCATCACTTACTTTATAAGCAGGAATTTCAATTACATTACCTGTTTTTGGATTTGTAACTTTTACAGGTTTCATCATATTTTGAAATTGTGTTTCAATTTGATCTGCAAATCCTAAAGGTCTTAAACCGTTATTTTTTTCTTTAATTTCTTTTCCAATTTGATATCGTAATTTAGACATTTCGGAATACTTGCGCATGATTTTTACCATTGCCATATTAGCTTCTGGTGATTTTCCTATATCAGGTAGTTTATCTTGAATAATTTTTAAATCAGCATCAGACAAACGGACTCCAAAAATGTCTTTCCATCCTTCAATTAGATAAGGAATAGATGATAAAACAGTGGCTTGATCGTTATTTAAAAGAGCGTTTGCAATTTTATCACCAATAGCACCTGTTCCTCTAAGAATATTTACAGCAGAAGTAGGTTTTATATTTCCTGACTTTATAGATTTTTCAATATTTGAAAGAGCTTCCATTTGATTATCGGCTTTTCTTGATTGGTCCAATAATTTATCATCATATTCTTTTGATTCTTTATGAAATCCTAGATCCTCAGTTCTTTTTTGTGTTGCTTTCCTTTCTTCAGCTTCTCTTGATTTTTGTGCTGATTTAATCTTACTTTCTGCTTCTTTTCCTGATATAGTGGCTAAATCATGTTCTCCAATAGCTGCATATTTCTTTGCCTTTACAAAAGGATCTTCTTCTGGTCGATTCATTTGTGGTTGAGAACCTAATCCCATATTTTGCTGGGGTTGTTGCTGAGATCCATCACCTTTTAATTTATTAGAGACAGAATTAATTTGTTCAGGAGTAAGTTGAAATCCTAATTGTTCTTCTGCTTGTGAAATGATATTTTTAAACTCATCATTATATGCGGGAGAAGTTGATGAAGGAGTTGGACCTACGCCTTCAATCTTATTGATTAATTTCTGACGTCTCGCCATCTTTTGATTTTCTTTTGCCATTTCCATAGCAAAATTAGAAGCTTGAGAAACCCCTTGGCTAAATCCTTCACCTAAACCTTTTCCTATTGTAGAGCCAAATGTTTCTGGTGCTGGTAAAATTTGTACCATATAATTAAACTCCCCCTAATAAACCAAGTTTTCCCATACCATACATTGATCCGGCCATTCCAACGCCTTGACCAACTCCTCCACTTGCGCTTCCTAATAATTGATGCCAAAATGATTTAGGTTTTTGGGTTAGAAATTGCTCGTAAGGTCTTTGATTCAATAAATTATTACTCATACCCATTAGATCTTGAATAGCTTGCTGTTGTAATGATTGTCTTCTAGATTGTAAATCTTGTGCAAAATTAGATGCTGCAGCAGATGATGCATTCTGAAAACCACTTGACCTTCTAGCACCTGATCCCATACCGCTAAAACGTGAAGCTAGTCCGCCTTGTAATTCATTAAATTGACGTAATGCAGGTGCTTCTATCTGTCCAAATAAAGATTGATCTCCACCTGCTAATCTTCCGGTATAACTTTCGGGTGATACCTGAGAAAATAGGCTTTGAAACAATTGCATTTGTTCAGGAGTAAACTGTTGTAATGTGCCTTGTGAATATCCTTTTGGAATTCGGTTACCACCTCCAGCCAATCCGCCTGTTGGTCCCCTCATTCCTTGATAGCCACCCAATGATGTATTCATAGAAAACCTATTTTTTTCTTCACCATAACAAATAATTTATTTAAACCGAAGACAACCATTCTAAAATTACAATACCTCGTGTTAATGCTGGTGCACCAACTCCTGGTATAAATATAACTTGTGTAGGTGTCACGTATATTCCCACCGTTGCTGTTCCTGCATTAACAAAAGGAATAGGAAAATAATTAGAAACACCATCAAATCCTATTGCTCTAATTACAGTAAAACTAAAAACATTTTTAAAATCTATGTTATGATTAAAGGTTGCATAAGAAGATATTTCATAAACTTGTCTTAAAGTCTGTTGTCTTTTATTAATCAAAAACCATGATTCACCAGTAATAGCAGGACGATTAGTTGAAAAAATACCGATAGTACGACTGTTAACTGCATTAGCAATATCAAGGTAGGCTTTGTTAATTTCAACTGTAAGTTGTGTAAGGTCTTCAGGAAAACTCCTTGCTGATCTAAGATAAGCTACCTGGTTTACTAAATTATTCACGATAGCACCTGACTTGGATTTACGTCTAAAATGAATGAATGCAGTTCAATCTCTGAAAACTGACTTATAGGATCTCCATTATCATTGACCGTTCTCATCTGTTCATCTGAAAGTGTAAAACCAACTTGCACTGTATCTCCTATTAAAGAAGTATTTATACGATGCCATATTTGAGCCTGTTGAGGTGCTGTGACCATATTTAAGTTAATATTAGCAGGGGTTAGTCCTAGATTTGTGCTTTCAGGACATGTGTAGAGAACAGTGCTGTATATCAATGAGTTATTTACAGAGTTTGATGCAGGTATAATAGGACCATCGTTGTATGGGTCTGAAGCATCTTGGCTTAGATATATAAGCAATGTAATCTGTGAATTTGATGTTGTGCTCAATAAATATTGTTGAGTTCCAATACGCGTTTTTCTTGCCATTGACCACGATACAGGAAACTGCTTGGATTGAATAAAAGGTACATACATTCTTTGTATGAAACCATTACCTAAATATGTTCCACCTGTAATACCTGGATTCAAAACAAATGTATTTGTAGTTGGCACTGATACGGAAAATATATTGTTATTTACTTCTGCACCAACAGTTCCTAAAGCACCCGTAATAGTTATATAATCCCCTTCGTTTAAACAATGATCTGGAGATGTTACAGTGCTTCCTGATATGTTTTGGATATAAAGAGATTTTGCTTCGTTTGTACCGTCATCTCTAAAACAAATAAATCCTTGTTGATTACCTGCTATAACTTCTGGTTGTAATAGATTGGAAGAGCCAGAATTCCATGGTGTATTCCATGATGCCCATGTTGGATATACTGTACCTACAGTTGCCCATGTAAATCCTGTTTGACGTCTAAATGAGCCGTATGTGGTGTATGCTTCTTTGAATATTGCCCATGAATTGTCTCTATAGTTATATTGTAGAGTCTGATTAGGGAATTTGTACGTTACACTGTTGCTTGGATAAGTTATATAAATCCATTCATTAATATAGTCACGTTGTGCTGTTATTCTTTCTGTCCCGTTATTTTCAAGACGCATTTGAAAGACTTCGTCAGGGATATCTAAATCAATCCTACGAGCTTCTTCTTGCGTTGTAATGACAATCCCTCGACTACCTCGAGTGATAACCCCTTTATCCATTGTAATTGCTGAGAATGTACTAGAAGAGCCAAGTTCAGCATTTATTATGTAGAAGTTAAAAGGTACAAGGTCATTACCTGTATATGCAAATCGTGCTTGTTGATTATTATCAAATCCCATAATCAATACGTCTTGATTGACTGATGCAGTTGTGATGGGCTTGTCATAACCTGCTGTTATGAATCCACCAAATCCTGTTATGTCTTCAAAATAAGCAGATGGAGTTGCAGTTTGATTTACAGGAACTAATATTGGAGCATATCCAGGAGGTGTTATAACAGGGGGTAAAGGATAATTTGTACCTGGAGGAGTTGCAGTGAATGAAGAGGTATAATAAGGAGTACCATTCTGACTATATATGACAGTATCTTGCAGATAGATTTGACTACCTGGTGATGATGTTTGAACGACAGGTCCTATGAAAAGCAACCTATCTTTAAATGGAAGAATGATTCTAGCACCTACTAGATAGTATTTTGCTTCGGGAAGATCTGCTATTGAAAAAGTTCCTTGTGATAAGGGAGGAGCAAAATTGACCCATCCTTTTCCATTAACAAATGATGGTGTCGTTGCATTTCCGTTAGTAGGATCTCCATCATACCATCTAAGACAATCTTTTGTTTTATCTGAACGGTTTGTTAAATACTGAACAATCCCTCCTGATACCCAAGCTCCAGCTATTGTAGCGTTAGGAAATTCAACAGTAATTTGATTTACAGCAGGAACAGCAGTTACATAACCTGTTTGGAAATTGATTCCTGTCACCCCTACAACCTCATTAATGAATACAAAATCCCCTATAACTAAACCGTGATTGGTTCCTGTAGTAATTGTTGCAAAGGCAGGAGGTCCTGCAACTATACCACCAATTGCAGTGATTGTATTATACTGCATTCCAATATTACTTATATTGAAAGGGATATTGATACCATTAGTGGCCCACAAAGCACCTTGATAATTTACTGTCCAAAATTGCTGATAATCCTGTCCATTCCATGTCGTAGGTGTCCAATTCGTTTTTGGAACATATCCAGGAAGATTTGTAGGATCTGCTGGAAAGTTTTTATAAAAACTAACGTCGTAAATATTGTATGGATAGGTTTTGGAAATATTGTAAGAATATGTGGTGTCGAATGCTAAAGTTCCAGGAAATTGATTTACCAAAAGAATGAGATCGCGAAGCCCAAGAACAGGTAAATCAGGATAGTAAAGAAAAGATGCACTAACAGCATTTCCTGCCTCCGATAATATTGTAATGACTCCTGTTGCATAATTAATAGTACCACTGGGAGATAGAGTGCCATCACCATTATCTGTATAAATTGTAGGTCCGGGAGCTGTTATAGTTATACTTCCAGGAACAACATTACCATTAGCCTGTAATGAAAATCCTGTAAGAATATTGCCTACTCCACTTCCGTTTAAAGTTATTGTAGTAGTGCTAGAATAAGAACTACTCGTTGAATTGAAAAATCGTGTAAGCCTACCAAGAAATGATGTACCTCGTTTTCTTTTAACACGCCCCCTCCATTGATAAGCATTAATTAAAACTGGAAAAGAATCGTTGTCAATAGCAAACGGAACGACATCGTTTCTTAATCCCTTTGACATCGGTCCAACAATAATCTTTTCGCCCATTTTTAAACCTAAACTAATTGTCCGATTGCTAGCCAATATATTGTTGTGGAAGCCGTTTCTAATCCTCCATTGGTTCTAATCATTTGTGCCACAAAACTTCCATTGGCGGTAGAAACAACTTGAGGAAAATCTCTTGTAGTCGTATCCACATTATTAAATTGTGTTAATTGAACTGAATATGGCGGTGCATTAAATGTTTGAGGAAAATTGATTGTGGCTGTTCCTACAAAAGTTGCACTACCCCATTGTATTGCTAATCCTCCAGGTAAAAAAGTACATCCATTACTAGCAATAGTGGGAGCTGGTCCCGATACCTGAATTACTGTTCCATTTGATGGCAATCTAATATGCTCTCGAGCATTTCCAGATACATTTTTTGTATATCTTGCAATTTCATTAGCAATGGTTGCAGGATCAGATTCTTGTTGAACCCATTGTACAAAAGTATGTTTTCCACCATTATTTAATTTAAAACTTACATGATTTACGCCTAAAATAGTGTCAATCGCATTTGTATTTGTTTTCATCAATGGCTGATCGTTAGAGGGATTATTTGGCGCATCGGGTATATTTACGTTATAAGTAATCATTAGAAAGTACTTCCTCCAAGGCTGTTAAAACCAGATTGACCCATATTTAAGCCTTGACTGTAGATTGTTTCTGTGCGGTTATTTGTAAATTGACGCTGACTCCTCTTCCAAACAAGTTGTTCTTGTTCGATAAATAGAGGCTCATAAAACTGAAATTGCTCGATATCCCCCGTATCTGAAAGAATCTTTCTAGCAGCTCCCCTAGCTGTATATTCAGCCATATATCCAAAAGGAATGGCTGCTTCAGAATTTAGAAAGGCGGCTGGAGATAGGTAAGCATCTAATTCAACAAGATATTGCTTATCAGGAGGACTTCTTAAAGTTAGTGTGTTGTTATAAAAAAGGATAACTCTTGGCAATCCAGACTGAAATAGATAGCATTGAACATTAATGTTAACGCCTGCTGGTATGGCAACATCAAAAGTGACATTTACATCTCCAGTGAAATAATTGACCGTATTTAAAGTGGTGCTATAACCACCATTAACGGCTGTATTTCCAAGAGGAGCTTTACCTGGCACCATAAGAAGACCGTAATTAACATTTCCCGTTAAGAATTGTCCACTATCTGTCACAACAACATTTGCCCCCGTTGCGTCGGTAGATGTTATAAATATTCCAGGAAATACGCTAGTTGTTGGAACAGATGCAATTGATGCAGGAGCTGTTATTGTACTTGCTAATGGAGGATCTATGTTATTACCTGTTGCAATAATACCCGTGATATCTACATGTCCTCTCAAAAGCCCATTTACTGGGGGATTTATTGGAATGGAATTTGATACATTGAAGATATTGAAAGTATAATTGGAACCCCCATTTCCTACTGCCACAGCTTGTAAATTCTGAATTACATTTGGCCAGTTGTAAAAAAGAGGATTTTTCTGTGTTTGCAGTGTGACTGGGATACCTCCTATGTAAGCTGGTGATAAAAAACCTTGATAAACAGGAAATGATCCAATAACTTGACCACCGGGTTCAAATTGCACATCATATAACGGCATATTGTATTGATCCACGCCTGGCGATGTCTGAAATTGATATTTTGTCTTTAAATCAAACAGTTGCATTCTTGCATCGACATCCATAATCCAAAAACGGTTTATATAGTCGATGATAAGATCATCTGTTATGACTGCATTCGACGGACTTTTGATAATCCGTCGAACATATGTAATAATATCCTGTACTAGATTCATTAGAATCCACTAGCTCCCATAAATAAGGATTTCTTAGACGATACGGGATGGGCATCTAATCGCTGAATCGTTGTATCGGCTGCCATCGTTCCGTAATATTGACCGGCATGATCTGCACCAACAGTATTTTGCTGCATGACCATTCGGTGATAACATTTACTTTTAATCTGTTCAGCTAAGTATCTTGGTCCCCATACCGGTTTATTCGTTGGTACTTTCCAAAACTCTGCTGGCATCCCACCATAAGGACGCGTCCATATTTCAATCATCTCACCAATAATTTCTTTGTTTTCTGCTACAAAATGGACATATTCCTTATCGAACTCATATTGCTTTCTATAATCTTCATTAAATTTATCTCTAACAGGAATGCTTCGATCTGGCTTCAAATAAACATCTTTTGATTTTTCAATATCTTTTTGAGATAGTTTAGTCTGTTGTTCTTCTTCTCTTTTAGGAGCTGCATTCATACGATCTAAAGTCAATTCCTTCACGTTCTGATCAAATTCTTGGAATTGCTGATCTAATTTATTTAGTTCTTGTTCTGCAATGCTTGGCTTCTTTTTTACGTCAGTCATTTCTTACTCCGGTGATATGTTTATAAAGCTCCCAGGTATGAAAGTACCTGTTGGCGTTCTTCCGTTTGCATTTGTAACTCCACTGTTATAATCACCAACGGATACAGTTTGTGCCTGCGTTGGTGCTGAAGATGCTATATAGGCATCCCCTCCAGCAGAGTAAATATCGAGAACCATCTGGTTAGGAGCTGGGATAGAAAGTAAAATCCCCGATCTCTCATTTAATTGCCGGCATCCAAAACTTGGTGGAATTAGCAATCTAACCAACTGACCGATAACATAATTATGATCTACAGTAGTTGTTACTGTAGTTGTTGCACCAAGAGTTACAGCA